CGAACAATGCAGCCGAAACAGCGCAAGCAGCCGCAAAGCCAGAATCAGTTTTGACTTTTGAGCAGTACGATGTGCCAGTTCAAACAGTTGCGCATTTTATCAAAATTAGCAAACAATTGATGGAAGATGCACCTGCTATCACTGCTTACATTGATACTCGTTTGCGTGACGGCTTAGCCCAAAAAATTGATGCTCAATTGATCGTAGGCAATGGTACAAGTCCACAGTTATCAGGTCTTACAGACAGTGGTAACTTCGTTGCCTACACTCCTGTAGCCGGTGACTTATTAATTGACGCCATCAATCGTGCAAAGTATGCAATGTGGGCGACTGGCAATATGCCTGATTCAGTAATTGTGAATCCGGCTGACTGGGGCGCAATGGAGCGAGCACGTGAAAGCGCAGGCGCAGGCTTGTATTTGTACGGCATGGCCGGCACAACTGCAGGCATGAACCCATTCGGTTTACAAATTGTTATTTCTAATCACGTAACTGCAGGCTCATTCATTGTGGCCGCATTGCGTACAAGCGCAATGATTTACAACCGTAACACTGCGGTCATTGAGATGGGTTATGTCAATGACGACTTCACTAAAAACTTGATCACTATTCGTGCAGAAGAGCGTTTAGGTTTAGGTGTAGAGCGTCCTGCAGGCATCCGTTACGGCTTGTTTACGCCAGCCGCTTAATTGCTAGTTTTGTAAAATAAAAAAATGCGCATTGCCTAAAAAGCAGTGCGCATATTTAAAAAATGCTAATTAAAATCATTTCAAAAAAACGTGTTTATGATGATGTTGCAGGTTTACTAGCAAGTGATCAAGAAGTTGATTTGCCAGCGCATAAGGCGCAATGGTACATTAACAGGGGCGAGGCTACGGCCATTGAAAATAAAGCGATTACAAACGTTTCTAAGCCGTTAGAGCAGGCCATTGAAACAAAAGCAGTTGTTAAAAAGTCAGCTAAAAAATGAACAAAGTCTTTTTCGCATGGCAAGAAATGAAAAAATTGCTAGTCGATATGCAAGACGGGACTCATGCCGAGCGGGTAGAGGCATACCCTCCAAAAGTTTTAATGACGGACGGTAACGGCCAATATGCACGGCTAAGGGTGGATGTAGGCCAAACAGGATTTTTTGCAGGCCGTGAATTTAGGGTTTTAAAAGAGTTAAGCATTGCATCGGGTGCAACTCAAGTATTGAAAATTGTTTCGCCAATAAATAGCATTTTGTATGCTTTTGGCGTTGAATTAACGCTGTCACAATTAAGGGTTGAATTGGTGGCAGGCGGTACAGAATCGGGCACTTTTAATAGTGCAATCACGCCATTTAAAACTAATCAAATGACCACAGCAAGCAATTATGCAAGTCAGGTCACGTTTGCAACGGGCGGTAGTCATACGGGTGGCACGGTGATAGACGCTTTTGATATCGTTAGCGGTAGCAATATCAACAAAGCAATTGTGCAACAAGTCGATGAGAGTCAGCCGTTAGGATTTGGCGCAGGTACTTATTACATTCGGATGCACAATACAGACGGTGCAACGGCAAACGGTTTTTTAAAATTGCGCTATGAAGAGAGGCCATAAAATGAACAAAAAAAATTGTGAAGGTTGGGACGGCTAATGAGTATTACAACATTGGCAGAAGCAAAGCTACATTTGCGAGTGGATAGCAACGCAGAAGATACATTAATTCAAATTTACTTGAATGCTTCTGAAAAGTCGGTATCAAATTATTTGGCTAGGACGCTATACGCAACTTCTGCGGGTAGCGATGCTACGGGTTTAGTGGTGGATGATGCCGTTAAGTCGGCCATTTTATTGCAAACGGCTACCATTTACGAAAACAGAGAGCCTGCAGAAGTGGCTCAAGTACAAGGTTTGCAAATTCCAAACGTGATTAAATGGTTGCTTGACCCATATCGTTTAGGAATGGGAGTGTAAGCAATGGATGCTTCAAAATTGCGTTACAGAATTAAAATAATGAGTCGGGTTGTCACTCAAGACAGCTACGGCCAAAACGTTATTTCATGGGTTTTATTGGCTGAATTGTGGGCTAATGTAATAGCAATAAGAGGCCGTGAATTTTTTGCAGCGGCTCAAGTAAACGCAGAAAACACAGTTAAATTTACTATTCGTTATCGCAATGATGTAACGGCATTGAATAGGATTGAATACGACAATAAAGCCTATGATATAACGGGAGTTGTGCCTTTAGAAGGCCGTAAAGATTGGTTAGAATTAATTGCTATCGAGGGCATAAAAGATGGCAAGTAATGTTGAAATTTTAGGCATTGAAAACTTAAAATTTGCACTTGAAAATGTAGAAAAAAAGTTAAGGACAAAAGCGATTAAGAATGCTTTGAAATTAGGTGCAGAGCCAGTTGCAAAGCAAATGAGAAAAAATGTTCCAGTTTTAAATTTTAGAAAAGCAAAATCAAAGACAAAAACAAGAACAATAGGTTTGGTTAGAAGTCGGATCAAAGTCAGAACATCAAGCGTCGATAGGCGAAAAAAAGATATTGGCGTTTTTGTCAATGTAAAGCCAGCACCAAAAGGTCAAAGAGGCGCAAGGTCAAAAACTGACCCTTTTTACTGGAAGTTTATTAATTATGGTTGGTCACCTGGCAATAGAAAAAAAACAACAAAAAGAAAAAAAGCTAGGACGGTTAAAGCACCTTTATACTCAATTAGAGGTGTTAAATTTATTGAGTCAGGCGCAACAAAATTACCTGAATCACTAAAAATTATTGAAGCAGAATTTGTGAAGTTTATTAGGGGCCAAGATGCAAGCTGAATTAATTTTAAGACAATTGCTAACATCGAGCACAGCATTAACGGCCATTGTCGGTAGTCGCATTGTTTCGGACAGGGCAGAGCAAGAATGGCAAAAGCCGTTTATTATGTTTTCACGTTCAGGCACGACCTATGAAAAAGATTTGGACAATAATATTTTAGCGAGATTAGCGCAAATTGAGATACAAATATGGGCTGATACCAGAGCGCAATCAGCTAATATTGCACAAGTTATAGAGGGCATTTTTGTTTCAACAATTCATGATGTTGCAGACAGAAATGACTTGTATAATGAGGAACTAGACGAGCACGGAGAGAGTGTTACAGTCGGAATTTATGAGTTTTAATTTTAGAAAATAGGAGTTTTAAAAATGGCTTTATCATTGCCCACCGGTACAAAAGTATCCGTTGCATCCACTTTAGGCACGTCTTACGACGTTACAGCGGCAACTAACGCAGCTGAAACAGTTTTAACAGTTGAGTCGGGCCATGGCCTTGCAATTGGCGATTACGTTGTGGTGCGTTCAGGTTGGAGTTTATTGGATTATCGAGTAGCACGAGTTAAAACAGTGGCGACTAATGACGTGACCTTAGAAGGCATTAATACCGTCAATCTTGATCAATACTCTACGGGTTCAGGCGTTGGATCAATTCAAAAAGTCACGGCATGGACAGAGATTACGCAGATCAAAAAAGACGGTGGTTTAGCCGTTGCAGGTGGTGAAGTTAAGTATGCGCCAAGTTCAACATTAGACGATCCGGACGATAAGCAAATTCCAGACGGTCGCAGTGTGACAACTTTCACGATGACTGTGTATGATGACCCTACCCTTGCATGGTATCCGATTGTTGACGCTATTTCAGAAGCCAACACAGTTTCACCACTTCGCATGGTGTTTGCCAATGGCTCACGTACTTTAACAAACGGCTATTGGTCAATGGCTAAGACACCAGTCATTGCATCCGGCCAAGTCAATACTTTAGGCTTAGCTTTTAGTGCAACTTGTAGAGCAACACGTTATACCACTTAATAATGGACATTAACGACTTAAAACGTAAAATCAAGGCTCAAAAATCAATGAGTCTTGAATTAGGCGCAATCAGAGTGGATTTGATTGTTCCATCTGATTTTGACGTTCAATTGCAGGCCGTTAAAGCGGGTTTAGGCGAGAAAAACAAGCCAGAGGCTATGTTGCTATTCAAGCGAGCCGTAACGGAGTCAGCGGTCACCGGTTGGACAGGTGTAACAGTCGGTTATTTGACGGGCGAAAATCAAGACGATGTTGTAGATTTTGACGGCCAATTAGTCGGTGATTTTTTGGATGCCAATAAAAACAATTACGACACAATCTCAGAGGCTCTGCTAGTCAAAGTTTTTGAGAGGCGTGAAATAGTTGAAAACGCAAAAAAAAACTAATTGCACTTAAAGAATATCAAAGTGAAAACACCAATGAGGCAGCAAAAGAACTGGGGCTTATTAATGAGCCGCCAGAGCTTTGTGAACTATCTAGTAAGGCTTTGCATTGTTATAACTGGTGCGGTGGCTTTAACCCTGCTTTGTGGCCTTTATACGATACTTTTTTTAGCGTTGATGATTGGCAAGTGTTGCAAAGCGTTATGCAGGAATTAGCGAGAAAATAAAATGGCAATAGCACAACTAACGGTTGATATAACGGCCAAAATGGCCTCGTTTGAAAACGAGATTAAAAAAGTTTCAAGCAGTGCAAAAAAACAAGCTGATTCAATATCCGATTCATTCGGAAAAATTGGCGACTCGCTAAAGGGTATCGTGTCGGCTTACGCAGGCATTCAGGGTATTAATTTTATTGCTGGGCTTGTTACGGATACGGCCAACTATGCAAAAGAAATTAAAAATCTTTCATCGCTAACGGGCGTTTCAACCGATACTTTTCAAGCGTTGGCCTACGGTGCAAAATCGGTCGGAATCGAACAAGACAAATTAGCTGATATTTTCAAAGATGTAAACGATAAATTTGGAGAGTTTTTAAGCACTGGCTCAGGGCCGTTAAAAGATTTTTTTGATGTTATCGCACCGAAAGTGGGTGTTACGGCTGACAATTTTCGCAGGTTAAGTGGTCCAGAAGCTTTGCAGTTGTATGTAAAAAGTCTTGAAGATGCAGGTGTAAACCAAAAGCAAATGACTTTTTATATGGAGGCATTGGCCGATGAATCTACGGCACTTGTCCCGCTATTAAAAAACGGTGGTGCAGGCATGAAAGATATGGCTGAAAAAGCCAGAGAAGCCGGTGTGATAATGAGTGACAAAGCGCTCAATGACTCAAAAAAATACAGTGATGAATTAAAAAAATTAGAAGATCAGGCGAGTGAAACAGGTCGAAGCATTGCACTATTTTTAATGCCACCACTAACAAAAATGTTAGAAACTTTGAATGGCATTAGCAGAGCAAAAGCAGGTGGCTCAGCGGGTACAAAGCAAGCAATGGAAGATCTGATGAGTGCTGACCCTTTTTTGTTGGCACAAGGTGGGGTCGGTTTTGACCCTAGTAAGCCGGCACCAAAATATAAAGCAAACTATCAAACAAACTCATTAGCCGGTGCGGGTCGTGGTTTTGTCAATCCATCGTTGGACTCAATAGGTGTAATTGAAACGGCTGCAGATATTGCCAGAGCACAAAAAGCAGAAGAAGACAGGATTAAAAAATTAGCGGCTGATAGAAGTCGATTTGCATCAAAAGCGCAAAGCGAAGCTGAAAGAGCCAAGCGGGACGCAGAGAATCAACAGAGAGCAATTGACGATTACATCAAATCACTTGATCAACAAAATTCAAAATTTAAAGATCAAACAGTAGAACAAAAAGCAATTGCAGAAATTGAAAGCGGTCGATTTGGTAAAGTATTGCCAGCGCAACGAGAGCGCATTATTAATTCAGCGCAAATTTTAGACGCTGACAAAAAAGAAATTGAGTTTCAGCAAGCGTTAGAAGATGGCGAACAAAGACGAAAAGAATTACAAGATGATTTGATCGAGCAGGGAAAAAGTTTGTTTGATCAAATGAAAACACCAGCAGAACAATACGCAGATCAGATTGTCAGAATTAATGAGTTATACGGAAAGCAGGCAATCAGCTTAGAAACTTTAGAGCGATTAACTAAAAAATATTTTGAAGAGTATCAGGCGGGTGCAGAAACTCAAAATAAAGCACTATCAGAAAATGAAAACATGGCTAACAGATTTAGCGATGCAATGACAAATACATTCATGACGGCCATTAAAGATGGCGGGGATTTTGGTAGGCTTTTAGAAAAATTAGCGGCTGACCTTGCTTACATGATTGTGCAACAGCAAATTATTGCGCCAATCGCCAAAGCTGCAGGCGGGTGGTTGGCCGGCCTATTTAGTTTTGATGGCG